CTTGTAATCTAGCCTTTGCAGCTTTACCAAATAGCTTTTCTACTTTATCACTTGTACGTGATTCGGGTGTATCAATACCCATGATTCGAACTCGCTCATCTGCCATGATAATACCGAATCCTAGATCGATGTCTACATCAACTGTATCCCCATCGATCACTCGCACGATTGTGCATTTGTATTCATACATTGTTTGACTCCCTTGTACGTATGTTTTATTTATACAAGGGAGTCTTACAGTGTTAAAAACTAAAGCTTACGCCTACTGTCGTATCTTTATATTTCCAGTCATTATCAGCAGTAACTGTCACATATGCAGTTGCCATACCGTTTACTGAATAAGAAGCGTTTACTTCTGATCCAACAAAGTCAAAGCTTGAAGCACTTGAATATGCACCTTTTACTTTAGGTGTTACCATTACACCAAGCATATCAACTTTTACACCAGCATCATATGCCCATTTCTCAGTTGTTACATTATACTCAGTTTTGCCGATTACAGCTGGACGTTCCCAACCTTCGGCTGCAGCAGCACCTGCAAAAGTTACAGCCGCAGCAGCTGCTAAAATTACATGTTTCATTTTTTATTCCTTTTTGTTTAAAAAAATGAGGGGACCTATATAAGCCCCCACATTATACTTTTTGTTTTTTATGACTTACAAGTCTTTCGTATCAGTCAGCATTAGATACTTTGCTTCTTCATGGTAACCCATTCTAGAAAGCTCAGATGCAGCTCGTGCTTTTCCTACGGATAGGAAGAAGCTATTGAATCCACTAAAGAGTCCACCCACTGGTGCAAAGGCATATTTCATTACTGCTTCAGTCATTAGAAACGTCTCCGTAAATCGTCAGTCTTATTATGAGCAACGTTCCAGATGTCTCCACGACATAGGCCGATATCTGCAAGATCTTTATCAGTTAGCTTATTAAGCTCCTTAATAGTTTTCCTTGCTTCTGACGTATCCTTGCGTGCTGTGTTCAGATCTTTAAATAGTTCAAACAGAGCTCTAATTGCGTTCTGTAAGAAATTCGCTTGTGTTAGTATTAGTTGTGTCATTGGTAGATTCCTCGTTTTTTCCAATATTAATTTTACGAGGACGCTGATCTTCAGGAATGATAACCTTCAATTCAATTGCTAAGATACCATCGATGATGTCAGCTCCGTGCACTTGCACGTGTTCAGACAGCCTAAAGGTACGTTTGAACTTCTTCGTGGAAATACCACGGTGAACGTATTCGCGACCTTTTTTCACATGCTCACCTGTGATAGTGAGAGTCCTTTCATGCATTTCGATGTTAATACCATCTTTACTGAAACCTGCTACCGCTAATTCAATGAGGTAGTCGGATTCACCAGTCTTTAGAATATTATGGGGCGGATAGTGATCGTGGGCATGTTTGGTAACATGATCCAGTTCTTTTAGTAGATGATCAAATCCAACGAAAGCGGATGAAGGGAATAGTGTAGTGTTAAATTTGCCTGTCATAATTTTCTCCTTTTGCAAGCAAGATATTTTAAAGGAACCAGATACTCTGCGTTCCAAGGTTATTTATACATTTTAGATAATCAATTTCGATTCATTTGTAATGATTTTCGAAAACATTGTTTGATACTGCTTCTTAAGCGTTTCTACTGGATCTACCATAAACATAACATAGCTTCGTGGAATTTCCATTCCATCCTTAGCATCTGAATATGCCATAAACGGCGCAAGTCCAAGGGAGTTAGCTTCTGTTGGAATCAAGATAGCAACATCTGATAGAGTCAAATGATCCTTGTTACTTGAGTCAACGGTGCATAGTAGTTCTTCGCCAGTAGATATACGGACGATTTTAATATCACTCATGATTTATCCTGTAATAATGTTATAAATTTCTTTCCAGTTTTTTACACGTGGACATAATCCCTTATAGTCAGCATTAAATCCGTGTGCAATTAGCAAACTGTTTAAACCAATGCGCAAACCTAAATCAGCGTTTTCTGGTTTATCTTCTATCCAGTAGCATCCGCTACTTCTATATTGTTCTAGTGCGTCGTCTTTATCTGCACCAGTATCTAAACATACTATTTCCTCGAACGCAGTAGGTCCGAATAGAAGTTCTAAATTTTGTTTTCGCAATTCAGCTGCGGCCGGATTAAGGCTTAAGCTTGTAATACAGCGGAAAACATATCCATGTTCTTCATGTAGTTTACGTACATATTTAATTGAATCTCGCAGTGGGGAAAGAAATCTCATGTCAGCACTAGTATTAAAATGCTTTACAAGTTTTTTACATTCTCCGCGATCTATACCAAACATTATTTCCATATCATAAGATACAATATCAGGGGATGCTCGCTTATATCCTAAGCTATCCATCCATTTGGTAAAACCATGAACCCAGTCAACTAAGACTCCATCACAGTAAGTAAGTATTACTTTTTCTTTCATCATATAAATCTCTCCTTTTTTTTCATTATAGTGCTATTATACCATAAATGAATAAGGATGTACACAGTTAATTTCGTTTATTTGAATTATTTATTGCCAATGTTGTATTTAGGGCATAGTTCCCACTTTGCCTTTTCTTTATAAGATACAACTTTGATCTGTCTCAGCGGTGCCTTTTGCAATGCTTCTTTTTGAGAAAACTCTACTAGTCCCCAATCACTGAGCAATGTTGCAATAGTATTACGTCGCTGAATATCATTCTCTAATAGATTAGAAGGTTTACCATCTAACAGGAATAGCTCTTTAAAGTGGACAATAAAGTATCGTCCTTGCTTATGTAGAATATGACAAGACTGAAATAGCTTGTTGTCATGGCGTGATGCCACACCAATTCTAGTTAGAGTTTCTCTTACTTTTAGAAAATCATCTGGTTCGTTGAGGGTAACTTCCAGCATGATCGCTGGTGTCCACTCAATTGGTTTACTTTCTTCCACCTTTATACACCTTCATCCTTAATTCTTCAATTTGTTCTTTTGATAATATTGTCAAAACTTGGCGTGCTTTTTCATTGCTATAGCCATAATATTCTTTAACAACTTCAATGTTATTAAGATTTGCCGGTTTAGCCCATTTGCTAAAACGTTTCCTCTTTCTAACAGTATTTATCAAAAAAGAAAATTGGAGTTTATTATCTAGGTGGTGATATCTATTCATCTCATTAGCAAGTAGAATCGTATCATGGAAGTAAGAAAGAGAGCGGTTTACCATGAATGCATTGTATGATTTCTCAGACAAGTCATCAACCATTATATCTTTCTTTGTAGTATTGATAGCATTAAGGTATTCAAACGGATTCATTGAGTATCCTTTCACGCAGTTCGGTAGTAGACCATTGATGGTTACGCGCGTTGTAGTATATTTCAAGTCCAACTTCTCGTGCGGTAAAATCTTCATTACGATATTCATTACCAATAATACGAAGATCTATATTATTATTCATAATTAAAGCATATAGATCATCTTCAGTCTCATAAGGTATAATCTCGTCGACATACTTACAAGCATCAACTTGAACAAAACGTTCATACATTGACTGAACAGGTTTATTCTTTTCTTTGCGATCTATGCTTGGATCTGTTTGAAGTGCAACAATTAAGTGATCACATTGATTACTTGCATCTTTAAGCATTAACACATGACCAGCATGAAATAGATCGAACGCACCTGCGGTGATACCTACTACTTCCATTCTGCACCTGCCATAATCTCAGTCATACAAGCAACGACATTCATCTCGTGATCTGCGACGAATGCGTTTTTATATTGGTAATCAGCAAGTATGAGCACAACTTGTGGAATAGATTGTGGTTGTAAGTGATCAGCCATCTTATCATAAACAGCACGAAAGATAGCTTGAGGCTCAGTATCAATATTGTTTACAACCCATTGACGCATGCCTTTAAAGTCTTTACCTTTAAGCTTTTCCATAAGTGATTTAACATTGTTGTCTCCTAGATTGACTAGGACACCAGCATCAATAGATCCACTGACGGAATAACGTTGGCATTCATTTAAGACACGACGCCAGTCTGGAAAGTAACGTTCGACAAGTTGTGCTAAGACCGCCTTGTCGAACGCCACATTCTCGGCTGTAAGAATATCCATCAGTCGCTTGAAGAACATGCCAGCAATTGCAGGCTTTTGATCATTCGGTATAGCGAACTCGTAGACAGAACACCGAGAATGTAAAGGTTCAATGATTCGATTCTTAAAGTTACATGTCATAATAAAACGACAGTTATTTGAGAACTCTTCAATGAATCCACGTAAAGCGGGTTGGGTTGATTGAGGATTAAGGTAATCAGCCTCATCCAGAATTACTACCTTATAACCGCCCTGTAACGATACACTAGAAGCAAACTGTTTGATTTTGCCACGAAGTGTATCGATGTTGCCTTCTTCAGAACCATTGATTATAATATAATCAAGGCCAAGTTCATTACATAGAGCTTTAGCAACTGTAGTTTTACCTACACCTGCTGTACCACTAAATAACATATTTGGCAATTGTTCTGTCGAAACCATTTCATTGAATACTTTTTTCAATGAGGTTGGTAAGACACATTCGTCAATTTTAGATGGGCGATACTTTTCAACCCATAGAAATTCATTAGACATTCACGTACTCCATAATATAATATAATACATTATAGCACATATCGGATGATATGTACATAACTAATTTGGTCAGGGTGGCTGGACTCGAACCAACGACTTCTACATTCCAAGTGTAGCACTCTACCAGACTGAGCTACACCCTGTAAGTGAGGTGTTTCCACCTCACTGTTTATTTTACGATCGATTCGTATAGATCTTCAATCTCTTCCTTTTGCTGCTGAAACTGAGCAAAATTCTGTTTATGATAGATCTTTGCCAGTGCATTGATATACTTCTTATCGATAGCAACATCATCAGCAAGGGCATTAGCAGCTTCTTTTTGAAAGTCCCGTTCAGCATCAATACGTGTCATTGAGTTTGACATTTCTTTCATGCATTCAAGAACCTTTTTACGATCTGCTTCGTTACTCAGCATTAGCAGTATCTGGTTCTGCAGCTGCATCGCCTTCAGGTTCTGCTGGCTTGTTTGCTTCAAGGAAAGCATTGATTCGATCTCGGACACCGCCGACTGATGTAAGTTCTTCTCCACGGAAGGCTCCTCGTGTTGATGCCACGTCAATAATTTGAATAGTGGCCTGCAAATCATTAAGACCCAGCTGAACTGCTGCTGTCTCTGTGGCTTCAGGTGTTACGTTATTTTCTTCGCTCATTATTAATCTCCGTAAGATGAGTTTTTCTCTAAAGCAACCCAGTATTCTACTGATTCTTTAGTATGTTTAAAATGTGAAATTAGCTTTTTAGTGATAGCAACATCATAGTCCCCATTGATAAACTTAAAGTTTGCGATATTGAATACAAACTTAAAGCCCTCTTCGCTTCTCGAGCAGCCATCTAGTTCGATTTCAAATGTGTTAGATGTTGCATCATTAACATCAGTAACAACAATTGAAGCTGTATTCTCTCCAGGTTTACCAGTGATTACTGCAGTATTTATACCTAAAGCAGAGGCTGCTTTGCGAATTGCCGCCATATTTTCTTGTGTTAATGTAAATGATACATCAACTGATGGCATAACAACATCTTTAGAAGGTGTTGTCAAGATAGATGGTTCAGAAAAGAAGTACTTAATAGCTTGTCGACCTTGTGAGATCTTAACTGATTTGTACTCATCATCAAAGGTTAACTCAGGATCTTCGAACATGCCGAGTGCACCTAAGAACTCATGAAGATCATAGATACCTATCTGAGATGGAATATCTTCAGCAACTGTTGCTGATGACAAAATAGTTTTAGATTCAGACATAGTCTTAATCACATTACCTGGATTAAGAACAATCTGACTGTTGATTGCGGCAAAGTTCTTAAGACTGCCAATTGTTTCATTCGATAGTTTCATACTTTCTCCATAATGAATATAGGTTATTATACCACACTTTTAAGCTATTGTACATCATTATTTTCTTTATCATGCACATATAGTGCAATTAATGTATAATGCAAAATTTTAAACAGATCTTTTCGATGCTCTGTTACATCTCCTTTTTTTCCATATCGTTGCAGATACTTATCAACATTACCTAAACAAAAACCAGTGCCGTTACCACGATCAACAATTACTTCATTTGCTTGAAACTTAGTTTGTCCATAATGTTGACTATATGTGGAGTTCACATATTCAGTGAACTCCTTTAATAGTTTATCTTCATTAAACTTGTATTCCATTATTATCCTTCTGTTGAGTAAATTGCGTTATCAAGAATGTTATCTATATCAGCACCAGAAAGCTCAGAGCTTTCATCTTCTGTAGATGTTGTATCATCAATCAAAGCATATAGATCTTTAAAAGCTTCTTTTGTATCATTGTCAAAGCGACTAATACAAAGATCGATTGATTTAGTACGATCATCAAAGATAGAAAACGTTTGTACGATATGACACAAACGACGTGTTGATACGATATCGTCTACTCCGCCGTCTTCAAATGTTTTACGAATAGTCTCAGACCATTGAGTTAAACGATCGGCAAAGTCATTATCTTTACAATCAAACTTATCCATATGCTTTATGATAATCTTCTTTTCGATTGCCATTGAAGGATAAGGCTGTTCAAGTGTAATAGTAAAACGCTCAAGGAAAGCTTCATCGATAATAGTTGCTGCAATAAAGCGTCCGTCTTCAGAACCTTGACCTTTAGTATTAGCAGTAGATATTACATTGAATCCTTCAGCAGGTTTGATAACTTCACCAGTCTTTTTGATCATGATAGGTTTGCCTTCTAGCACACCTTGTAAACACATGATCTTATTTGAACCACGGTCGATCTCATCGATCAGCAACAGAGCACCTGCTTCCATAGCTTTAATAACAGGACCTTTTGCAAAAACGGTCTCACCATCAATAAGCCGGAAGCCACCAATCAAATCATCTTCATCTGTTTCAGGAGTGATTTGAACACGGACGTACTCTCGGTTTGTGCGAGCACATGCTTGCTCAACCATAGTAGTCTTACCATTACCAGATAAACCAGTAATGAATGTAGGATAGAATGATCCAGACTTAACAATCATTTCTACATCTTTTGAATTTCCCCAAGGGACATAATACTGGTCTTTTGCTGGTACAAAGATCTCGTTGTTAACAATAGACTGTACTGCACTTGCCACGGATTTTTTCTCGCTATTAGGGATTTGACGTAGAGGCACTACTACTGACTCTAAGTTATATACGCCACGTCGAACCTTTGGGAACGATGTAGTATATTTATATGCTTCGCCATCTTTTATGCCAAGTTCACGAGCAATTGCTGTAACCTGTGCTGGACGAAATTCTACTTGATCAGCAAAGCGTGATGCAAGTGTAGTCGATAATGTTTTTTCAATCAAGTTCATAATATATATCCTCTTAGTTAGCTAGGTATGAGATCAGGTTCCACCAAGTGTATTGCGGACCAAAGCCAACATCGATCCATCCTAAAGCGAATATAGCGATAAAGGCAAAGCCCATGTATTCTGATATCTTTTCACGTAAAGTCATAACTGTCTCCTCAATTATTATGGTACCATTCTACCATAGTTTAAAGCCTTTGTACACAGTTAATTTCACTTTTTTTCATTTTATTTTAGTTGTAACATTAATGTCACACTATGCCACCAGCTTAGCAAACTGAGTGGCAAGTACACGATTCCCTTTCTTTGAAGATGCATGCTTCTTAAATGCCTTTGTGATCTGAGCTTTTGTAGCATGTGGTGTTACAGATAATTCATCATTTTCAGTATTTAATGAATGTCCTTTTAGTATAAAGTATTTGTCATATCCTAATGTATTGTCTGCTGACCAGAACTTATCTTTATTATAAGCCTTTCTAGCATCTGCTATATTTTCATCTGTGGTGATTTTGTCGTTATACCTATAAGTTCTATAAACCTGTCCTTTGAATTCGTACATATCTTTACATACAAAGAAACCAATAACAGATACACCAGGAATATTTTTAAGTTCTGTAAGTAGATTAGAACCAACACTATAGCGAGAATTTGATTTAACGATTTTGTTATTAAACTTAATCGCAAGTGCACTTCCATATGTTCTAACGTTATGATCATAAGAAGGTGAATATGTATACAAGCTGTCACCTTCTCCATCAGTAAGAAATATAGCATTTACTTTTTGAATTGAGTGCTTTGCTTTGAATTCTTTGATGATAAACTCTGAACAAAGAATTGTTTCATACAATGGAGTAGATCCTAAGTTCTCAGCATCTGATGCAAATGCACATCTCCAACTTGTATCAAGAATAACAGATTGTTTTAGAAGTGTATCACGAGCTTCTTTCTGATCAGCTCTAGATAGGGAAGAACTAATTAATTCAAAGATGCTACAGTTTTTCTCTGAGATATGATCAGGAAAACTTCCAATGCTCTCACGATCACCGTATACAGAAGTAAAGCCATAGATAGAAAATGGAATGCTAACCTTTGTACAGAAGTCAGCAAGAACTACTGCCTGACGAATAACTTTACCAATAACATTTGACATAGATCCAGAGTAATCAACGAACATAACCATGCCATGTGATTTTGAATCTGCTAACTGTGTAACACGACGAAAAATATCTTCGTTGTACTTATAGCTATGCAAGGCATTTACATTGATAGTTCCAGATTTTGAAGTTTGTGCACGCTGCAAACGATATGCTGCTTTACGCATTTCAAACTCACGAGCCATGACAGTTACTACGCCTTTAGTCTCTTGCTCAAAAACTTCAATTGACTTAACTTCATCTTCATGTAATTTAGGATCAATTGAATGCTCTTCAAGTTTACGAAGTCTAGCCTTTTTAAGATCAGCATACTTTATAATACAAGCATCAACTTGAGCTTTACAAAAGCCATTTGTATATAGATGCTGTCTTCCAGACTCATCTTTGTCAAGAAGATCTTCTTCGCTTTCACGGAATGCAGCGTCAGTTTCTACTACATCAATATCAGTATTTACTTCTGAACTTTTTGTTGAGGATTTATATTCTTCGTTGGATTCTTCGGAAGCGGATGATTCAGCTTTGACCAACTCTTGTCCAGCTTCATCTTCTTCTGAATCCGATTCAATTGCCTCTGAACTGTCCATAGTAGAATCGTCCTCCGAAGAATCGTCACCCGTTGGGAAATCATATTCTTCATCAGAGAAATCAATCTGAGGACTGGCCGATACATCTTGCTCATCATCTTGTTGCTGCTCCTTCATAAAGTCATATAATGCTTTACATGCTTTAATAACGTCATCCCATGTTTCTACAGCCATAACCTGTTCAACAATAGGTGCTTCTAATTCAGTAAATTCAACTTCAACAAGATCGCGGAGCTTAGCTTTGATGTTGATACGATCAACAACAGAGTATGAGGAGAGAGAACGCCCCGCGATCTTGAAGAAATCCTCGTCGTTCAGTACTGCGTATCCACGTTTAAATGAGGAGACAAGACCTGGATAGGTACGTTGAACGAGCTTCTCAATACGTACGTCTTCAACAACGTTTATGTATGAGCGAGGAATGCCAGGGATTTCAGTAGTAGAATTATGCCATCCGTCGGCAGGTGTGTATAATGCATGGCCAACCTCGTGACCAACTAATAATGTGTGTACGTCTTTGCCACGGTCTTTCCACAATGGAAGCCCAAGCACACGCTTTTCTACATCAAAGAAAGCGGTTTGGTAATTACCGTATTGTACACTGATATTCTCTTTAGCAAGTAACCTAGCTAGTATATTTGATTCACTAATCATGAGTCTCTCCTCTCAATTTATGTATCCATTATACCACAATCTGAAAGGGATGTACACAGTTAATTTAGTTTATTTTGCATTTATTTTGCTAAAATTGTGTTCTTTTATGAATTCTATCTTAGATCTAAACTTACCATCTAGCAAATCTCCTTTATGAGATATAACAAATACGTTACTATCATCTTCTAGAGTACCAAGGATCTTCATTAGATTATCTACACCATCATGATCAAGAGATGAATCAAACGTCTCATCTAGTACCAATAGATTAGTAGATGTAGAATTCTTCATACGTGCAATCTGACGCCATGTGAATAGCAATGCCAAATCGATACGTTGTTTCTCACCTTCAGAGAATGATGCATAATTAAATGTATCTCTATGACGTGATCTGATAGTTTCAGTAAAGTTCTCATCAAGATCAAATGCTACAAAGAAGTCTAGAACCTGTAGATAGTTATTGATTAACTTATTCATTACAGGCAGATACTCTTTGACTACTTTTGTTTTGATACCGCCATCTTTTAACATTTCACCTGCAGCTTCATTATATGATCGTTCATCAACCATAGATAACTTTAGTTCAGTCAGAGTATTGCTTTTCTCAAAATGAGTTTCAAGGTCTGCATTAGCTTGACCTAAATCACCTTCGCGTGATTCTAATCCTGAGATCTCACCTTCAAGCTTAGTGATTTGTGTCTGTAACCTTTCAATGTCACGATTGTTAGTTGTAATACCAGCAGTATTCTTTCTAATGCTATCAGTAATATCATTGAGTTCGCTGATAGTTTCATCTATTACCGATGCCTGTTCACCGACCTTTGTCATGCCCTCTTGAAGTTCTTTTGCTCTATTCTTAGAGAACTCTAGCTTTTCTTCCTTGATTGCCTTATCAATATCTTGTGTACATGTAGGACACTTATCATTAGTCTCATAGAACTTAGCTTCTTTTACTACAGTCTTCATTTGAGTTTGAAACTGTGCTTGATACTGCATCAACGATTGTTTCTTATCATGTGCTTTCTTCATACGATCATTAAGTCCTTCTTGTAGACTTTCAATCGAAGTAGAATAATCATTGTTTGCTGCTTGCATATCAGTTATCTCAGTTTGAAATAAAGATATAGAAGACCGCTTAGATTTGATTTGCTCATCATTCATCTCAGTAATATCTTTAATATACTTACGCTGAATAGAAATCTTTTCTTTCATCAAATCGATATTGTAGTTAATATCTTTAAGCTTCTCTCTAATAACAGCACTACGTTCTTTAAGAATAGTATTCATCTTAGAGAAGATATTAATGTCTAACAGATCTTCGATGACGTCACGCCTGTGCCCACCCGGGAGCTGCATGAATGGAATGAATGAAGATGAACCTAGAACAACAATCTGATGGAATGACTTATGATTAAGCTTTAGAATGTTTTGCTCAAGAAACTTCTGATAGTCACGTGCCATAGAAGATTGATTAATCATATTACCATTCTGATAAATCTCAAACAGATTTGGTTTAATGCCACGTACGATCTCAAAGTCGTGTACGCCAATTTGAAATTCTACTTTGACAATACATTGTTTGTTGTTAATGGTATTGACAAGTTGTGGTTTATTAATATCACGATGTGGTTTACCAAACAAACCAAATGACAATGCATCAAGTAAAGTTGATTTACCTGCACCATTTTGACCTACAATAAGTGTAGTGGGCGATCTATCTAATTGAATAGTAGTCATATCATTGCCAGTTGACAAGAAGTTCTGCCAACTAACACTCTTAAACTTAATCATACTAAATGATCTCCTGGTTCTGTGCTTCTACATATAATCCACGCATCATAGTCTTAATCCGATCTTTATCCAAATCTGTATCTACAGCATCTACATATGAGTCTAGTAATGTAGTGGTATCCTCGATAGAAATCTCAGAGTCAGCTACATTCTCACCTAAGAACTCATCAAAGGTTTCTGCAATCTTTAATTCGTGAGTATCAACTCCTTGGATACGATCAATGAATTTATCAAACAGATATGGCTCAGACTTATTGACAACTACAACCTTGACAAACTTATCCTTAAGAGTCTCTACATCATATGTATTATACTCTGTTTTTTGATCATTGTACACTACTTTTTTGAAAATAGTAATAGGATTTCGTACAGGTGTAAGTTCACGTGTTTCAGTATCAAAGATATGAAAGTACTTATCATCATCACAATCAGACCATGTAAACTCCATTTGTCCACCGAGATAGTGGATATTGCCTTGATTAGATTTAGTATGGAAATGACCAGACATAACTAATTCAAATCTATCGAATAGTTCAGTACCCATACCATGAGTATTCGGCATGCCTTTCATCATATCAAAGCCAACTAATTCTAAGTGTGCACCAAGTATAGATGCTTTACAGTTTCTAATGAAGTCTGTATACTCAGCGTAGTTTTCATTATTGATCCATGGAACTACAGCAATAGAACAACCATCATAGTCAAGAACTTTAGGCTTCATAATAATGTTTACATTGGACGTATAATGTCCTAGCAACTCTTTTAATGAGCACAAATCGTTTGTATTCTTATAGAACACATCGTGATTACCTGGGATTATATCCATATGGATACCAAGTTCACGTATCCGATCTAAGAACACTTTACGATTAGAGTTTAGAGCTTTGAAGTTTACATACTTACGATGATCATAGTAATCACCTAGATGCAAGATTTGTTTAATATCATGCTTTTCCATGTACGGAAAGAACACTTCATTATAGAAGCGTTCCTGGTACTTAATAAAGATATCCGATGAGTTCCGACAGCCAGCATGCGTATCGTTAAGAATTGCTACTTTCATATATTAACCTTCGTTCATAATGTTATGTTTAGGAGTCCAACCTAAATCTAGTAGGTATTGTATATCAGCGCGTGTTGCCATACGTTCACCTGGTGCTTCACCTTTACGAAACTCACCTGTAAAGTTAAACTTCTTAGCAAGTTCAGATACTGGAGTTACATGACCGGTACCGATATCAACTACCTTCTTGTCCATTATATAACATTTTTGCATGATTGTACATATGCCATTTGTTAAATCATCAATATGAATCCAATCTCTAAAATGATCAGCATTAATATAATCAACTTCGTTACGGCGCAATCGCTCGTATAGCATATCAGTACGTCCTGGCCATACAGTATGAAAACGCATTCCGATATGGCGAACAGTAAGCATTGATGCCATTTCTTCAATCATTTGTTTAGTGGTTGCATATGGATTTAACCACCATTCATGTGCATTAGATGAAGATGCATACATTACTTCAGTTCGTGTTCGTTCACAGTATTTAAAAATCCTTCGTGATAACTCAACGTTATTCTTATAATACTCTTTAGGTTCTCTAAATGATCGACGAACACCTGCAAGGCCAGCAAGATGTACTACCATATCAAACTGTTTTGGTTTATTCTCCCAATCTATATCTAGCAGATCTCCTTTAAAAGTACCTACAATAACATCTCTTTTGAGAAGTTCATCTTGTAGTTTGTTTCCAACGTAACCCTCATGGCCTGTAAGTAATACATGATAAGTCATTTTATCTCCACTTTCTGTTTGCTAAACTTGCTTTATGTAGGACACTCATACCCTGTAGGTACTCATCCGATGTGAATTCTAAGAATGCCTGCACATCCTTTGGGAAACAGGCTCCACCAAACCCTCGTTCTCCATCAGGACCAGGAACATCAAAGTGAGAAGTACCTAGTCTTCGATCTAATTTAAGTAATGATTTTAGTTCATTCCAATCGCCATCATATTGATCTAACAGCTGATTCATAAATACAACCTTAGTGGCAAGGAATGTGTTAACAGCATATTTCATAAACGATGCTGTTTTTGCATCAGTTGTATGTACTGTCTTATTTAAAGATTTGAATACTGTTGACCAGAATAGTGTATCCTCTCCTCCTATAACAACATCCTTATTATTTCTAATATCTTCTGCTGCATTTGAAGCGGTTAAAAACTCTGGAGAATATACTACATTAGCATCTAAGCACTCAGCATAGTCAGGAAGCACAGTGCTCTTTACCATGACTGGCATTTCTATCTTTTGAATGATATCGTTTATGATACTATAATCTATAGATCCGTCTTTAAGTGTAGGTGCTGGTACACATACTATAGAAGCTTGTTTATAGCATTCTTCTGTAGCATATAATCCCTGTAAGGGATCAACTCGTGTTACAGTATATCCATTTTCTTCAAAATAATCAGCATAAGCAGAACCTACAAATCCGTTTCCAAATACAGTAATACGCGGCATACTAACCTCCCATAAATAATTCGAGGCCCTTTGCCTTACGTTCTTTCTCTTCAGCTTTTTCAGCCTTACCGAAAGCTTTGATTGAATTATCTACTTCACGAATCTTATCAATTCTTCCACGCAGCTCTTCAACAAATGCACGTTCAGTTCCACCAGGAGCACCACCAGTATTAGCTTCACCATATGATAAGAAGTCTTCGACACCAGCTTTTTCAATCCATTTGAATTTGATATCTTGCTGCTTCTTCTCTTTGGCAATACGTCTTAGGAATGCATAGTAGCAGATTTGAGTGAAGTATGCAAACGCATTAGGATTACCCGTACGAGTGGCAGCTTCAATATTATAATTTGTTATTGCTTTTAGACAATTCTCAACTGCATCCATTACCATTTCTTCACGATAGGTATAACGGATAAAGTTAGATTTGTGTGAAAGACCTTCTGAGATCTTAAGAAAGCATTCTGCAATATAGTCAGGAACAATAGGGAGAGGCTCTCCTGAGTCCTGTGCAGCATTAACTTTCTTTACATAGTCAACCACTGAATAGGAGAATTCCCTATTGTTGACATAATGAGGTTTGTTCTTTGGTTTAATTTTTGTCATTATATACTCCTAGTGTATATTATTAAGCTTATTATAGCATAATTCTAAGGAAATGTACACAGTTATTTTATTAAATTATTTTTAGTTTTTTGCAAATTAACTGTGTACAAAAGTTGCAAACTGTGGTATAATTAAAGAGTGCTGTTGAGGGGGAGGAGTATACCCTAATGGATAGTCTTTCTTCCTGCATTCATAATACTGTCAAACACTTCATCTTCAAAGTCTTCATCCATTTCACTAGAATCAAATACTTGAGTCGGTGATTCTTTAAGACGTAACGCGGTGCGAATATATTGTTCTTTGAATGAATCAACACATTTTGACTGAGCAACAATAGATCCAAAATGTACTTTAATCAGCTGATCACCTGCCATTGGCATCCACTCTGTATAGTAGTACTGCTCTTTGTCAGGAGATAGTGACATAATATTTAGTAACAAGGGAAACTCAATAAAGACTTGTATCTCGTCATGTCCTCTTACTAATCCAACAATCTCATCACCATTCATCAGCTTGAAATGTCGAATGTCAATATCTTTTAATGTTAATTCTTCTTCCTGCATTATATATCTACCTCATATATCTTGTATTTAAATTTTTCTTTGCCGTAGATCTTCATGCGTTCTGCCGCATGAAGAAGGGTATAGTTCTTACGAGATTTCCAATGTAGATCATCTGCAAGATCATATAGTTTAGTCGCTTGGCCATTATCAGACTTCCTTAAACCACGGCCGATCGATTGTAAAACTTTGATCTGTGATTTAGAAGGACTTGCAAAGATAACATTATGCAAGTTTCTAATATTGACACCAGTACTGAATGTTCCAAGTGATGCTACAATAATTGCATTCTTTTGAGTTTCAGTAATCTTTCTAATATCTTCCCGTACGTCTGCACCCGTCTCACCTGACACATAGAATATTTGTCTGCGAGCATGTGCTTTCTTCTTAATCATATCATATAGAGGTTTACCATGCTTCTCAACATATTGGAACAATACTAATGTATTACCATCTTGATCTAAAGCTAGGTTAGTGATAAAGCTATTACGTTTTTCATATGAAACGATATAGTCCATCTCCTCTTGATATTTCTTTTTACCCCATACTTTGCGTATCTCATCTGGATACTTAAGCAAAATCATAGAGATCTCTAATTCTGATAATGCACCAGAATCCATTAGTGTTTTAGTCGTAGTTACATAACGTGCTGGACCAAAATGTCCTTCTAGTACAAGCTTATGTGTCTGTGTTCCGTCTAATGTTCCTGTAGTACCAAACCTGTATTCAGCATCACGCATTTTAGACAATATTGATATAAGTGACTTAGCTTTAAAGTTATGTGCTTCATCACCAATCACTGCACCAAATTGGCTAAACCAATCTGGCCCAAGCTTATATATCGATTGCCAGGTAGATACAATAATACGTTCATTCTCTGCAAATTTAGGTCTACCAGAATATATTCTATGTATAGTAGATTCATGATCAAATGTATCATCGTATTGACTGTAGTCACCAAAGTCAGTATACATCTGGTTAACTAACGATGTAGTAGGCACAACAATTAATACTTTGTTTTCATATCTCTCTAAGAACCATCTGATAATAAGATATATGATAAGAGACTTACCAGATGCAGTAGGAGATATTAATAGCGCGCGTTTTTTAGATAATGCATGATGTACAGCTTCTAGTTGATAATCACGTGGCTCAATTGCTTTACCATTAGATGATAATGTTAAACCATCTATCCATGACATATCAACAACTGAGTCAGTACTTGGCACACCATAATAACCATCATGCTCAATTTCAATATGATAATCTCTGCCTGGAGTACTGGCAAATTCTTGTAGATACGCAAACAAACCGCCAGGTAATTCACCTACACGTACATCGAATAAACGTATCTTGCCATCCCACATTTTGTTTTTATATGCCGGCATAAACTTATAGCCAGGCACAAAGAATGTAAAGAAGTCAGATATTTCATTCATAATACCTGGATCTGTTGTTATTGTAAGAAATGCGTGATTCTTTTTCTTCACGCTAATAGTCTCAGACATTATGCACCTGATTCAAATCGCCGCCAATCAATAGCGTTTTTGATACTAGAATGTCTCCATCGAATGTTGTTAATGATTTCTTCAAGGGTTTCCTTGATAGTCTTAATGTATTCAATACGTGCTTCTGCTTCTTGAATGTGGGGATCAGAATTATAATAATAATCCATTTCGCCTTTAAGAACCTTAAGCCCATTTAATGCATCATACTCCCACCCAAGTTCATCAATCTGATCTTTAGTGAGTTTACCATTATACCAAAGCCACTTCTTCTTAAGAAGGACTTTGAATTCCATATCTTTACGCTTCAATTGAAGCTTGGTTGTTGTTAAGAGTTCTAAGTACTTAGCATGCAATTTAGCAGAATCTATAGATGCCTGATCTAAACGAAGTTCATCGATCTTTGAATCTTCTTTCCACATTTCTAAGATTTTTTCAATATTCATCATTATAATCACCTTATCATATTATCAATATTATTTATACTAATATCCGGAGCTAGGCTTAGGTTTAAACTTAAAGTAAGAGTACTGAAATGTGACGCTAGCTGTAAGATATTCTACATCCGTTGTAGTGGCATCAAAGGGCAAAGAGCTTAAATTGATTGGATAAGCATCCACAAATTGTATTTCATTGCATACGTTATTATGGCTATTTAATACTTGAAGAATAATATCACGTTCTTTTCTATTGCCGTAGTCATCTTCAGTAACCAAGCCAAGTATCCAATCATGAATTTCTTTGTAGTTATTCATTTCTTCATCGACAAGAAACGTTAAATCAAATGGATTATATTCAACTTTATCAGGAGCCATTCCAATATTTCTCATTGGGGTATTAAGTATAGCAGCTGAGACGCTCATATCTGGTAATGCAATTGTTTGAACAGTATACTGAGCATTTGGATATTTTTGAGAATCAATGACTAGCCTAAACCCTGAAGGAGTAATATATGTCAGGTTTTCTATAAGCGTAGTCGTCGCTTGTTCTGAGAAATTAATATTTGGTTGATATGGCATTTAGTCCTCCACTTATATACCTATTTATAACGAAAAAAGGGCAGCCTTTCGGCTGCCCCCTCTAATCGTTATGGAGAAGGGTTTAGCCTTCGCCTAGAATGTTGTCTACCTTAAAGATACGGTAGTATTGGTTCGAACGATCTGCACCAGTATCGTTACCAGCAGTTGCACCAACGAATGGGTTAGCAACCATGCCGTAACGAGTTTTGAAGCCGATTTTCGGTTGGAAAGAATTCTCACCAACTGCACGGACCATTGTCAACGGTACATATGGACAGTAGAACAAGCCTGCGTCATATGCGTTTGTACCTTTATAGCCCATGTTAACATAGTTAACAGCAGCATATGGATCGATGTACACTTTCATGCCACCAGCCAAAGTACCAGCAAATGTGTTACCAGCATCGTCGATGTTCAAGTTTGCATTCGCAGCAAGAGCTGGAGTGTAATCTAGCATACCTGATGCAGATAGTGCAGCAGCTACGTCAGATGAACAGATGATGAAGTTACCTTTACCGCGACGTGTTTCTTTCGCGATTGTATTTGCTTCACGTTGAATTTGTACAAGCAATCCTTTGTACTTCTCTACAGACCAACGACCGTCAGCATCTGTATCCAAGTCAAAAGTACCAGCAGTTGTTAGGTCAGCTTGTTGCGCACCCAATTTAGCTTTCATGTTGATTGTACGGATAACTTCACGGTTGATTTCAGCAAGAATTTCAGCAGACAAGATGTTTGCTAGTTCTGCTTCTGCATCAAGACCATGCACAGCTTTAAGATCTTGTGCAAGTTCCATTGTGTACTCAGCTTTCAAAGCACGAGACTTTGCAGTCACAGTTGCTTTTTCAATTGAGAACGCCATTTCTGGGAATGCATTCGAACCTGAATCACCAAGTGCTTCAGCAGTTGCTGTAGCCATGGCTGTACCTGGAGCATATTCTGCAACTGTATCAGCGTCGTTACCAGCTGAACCACCAGAAGCTGGATCGTCACCAGCGAAAGGATCGTTGTTGCCAGCATCTGCAGCACCAGTATCACCAGATGCAGCACCAGAGAATGCAGTGTCTGCTTCTGCGAACAATGCTTCTGTACCATTTTGTGCAGTATAACGTGACTTCATTGCGAAGATCAAGCCAGTTGGACCAGTCATTGGCTGTACACCAGCAATATCGTATGCCATCAAGTTTGGCATTGCACGACGTACTAATGAGATCAAGATTGGATCCCAGTTATCGATTCCAGCACCAGTTGCGTTAGCAGGTGCAGCTTCTGTCAATGTGAAGTTCTGATGTCCACGCTCTTCAACAAGCGCTTTTTCAGTGTTTTCCAACATGACTGCAGTTACGGCACGTTTGTGCGCATCTGCGATTGAAGGAGCCTCAGCAGCTTCCATTACTGGCTGCCATTTCTCCATGAGGTTTTTATCTGCGTTAAACATTATTGTTTACTCCGTTAATTAGATAGTTTGTTTTAAGGCAGCCAAGTAGCTTTGCATACGAGGAGAAACAGATACTTCATCTGCAGACTCATCGATAGCTTCGACTTCTTCGCTAACAGTGGTTTTAGTCACTTCTTTGAAATATGTTTCTTTGATTGTATCGACTTTTGCAGTAAATTCAGCTGCAGAGTCATAAGTAACATCTTCAACAAGTGATTTAAGCTTTTCAGCTTGTGCTTCGCTCAAACCAGTTGCAGATTCACGTACGATTGCATCACGAGTAAGAGTTTTTACTTCGTTAGACAATTCGATGTTTTTCTGCTCGGAAACGTTAACCGCTTCTTCAAGGTTGTCTACCTTCGTAGCAAGATCGTCGACTAGGTCAACTTTGCTTTCCGGTACATCAACATAGTGCTCAGTGAACACACCATGAAGGGCAGTCATAAAGCTTTCAGCAACTTCGGTACGTAGACCGTTTTCTACTGCAAGTTTATTTTCTTCCATCCAGTTTTCGACGACGTAGTTGAGGTAGCCATCAACTTTCTCGACCAATTCAGAATGAATACGAGTTGTTTCTTCAGCTAACTCTTCTTGGTAAGATTCTTCCAAACGGGCAACGTTAGTTGCTAGTTTAGATTTTAGTGCAGCTTCAAAAATGATTGCAGCTTTACCTTTGAATCCTTCAGAAAGAGTTGCTTCATCAGCAACCAATGCATTCAAATCTTCTTCAAAGTGAGATTCAGATACAGTATTTGCATCATCAGTCTCTACGCTCTCAGTTGCACACATAGCTTCATATGCAGCTTTAAGCTCTTCTTTTTTCATCTTCGACATTTTGCCATACATAGCATTAACCATACCTGCTTTTGTCTTTGGTGCAGTTGCTTGTGCAGGCGCTGACTTCTTAATTACAGCAGCGTCTGTTTCAGCAGCTTTCTCACCATCAACTTCAGGTGCAGCCTTTGCCTCGTCCAGGTGATCCCCATCAGAAACTTCAACGTTCTCAAGGGTCTCATCTTGGAGCTTTTCGGCAATGTCTTCGACTTCGATATTTTCGATATCAGACATTAAAGTCTCCTATTGAGTTAAAGTTTTGAGAGGAAATCTTTGAAAACTTTCATCTGGACATTGGACATGTCGGCAGATTTGGCCTCTTTGATCTCAGTCTCGAACTGTTCAATTTCTTGTGCTTTTAGAATACCATTATCCCAAACCCAATCTACTCCCTCCATGATGCCATTTACAAAGGCCTTAGGAGCAGATGGATCTTGTACGATATCTACTGTAGATAAGATAAAATCTTTACCTACCATGTTAACATCGCCTTTACGCACAAGACTACCCATACCACGACTAGAAACACCAAGCTGAACACCACCTTCCATCAGACCCTTTACAATCTGACCCATAGGAGTATTCAATATTAGTGCCTTACCCATCACATTATCACCATCCCATTTAAGTTCGGTGATGCGATGAGATACTTTATCCAAATTGACAGTAGGACCTTCTGGGTGATTCAATTCACCTACGGCTCTACCTTTGGAAACTTGTTCAGCAGTGTATTTTGCCACTGCTTTTTCTAGGACTGCTTTTGGGTAGATCCTGCCATTGCGGTTCTTGCCCTCAGCTTGCATGAAGATGCCTTCAATAATAGCGGTTTTCTCGCCCTTATCATTAGCTTCTGTCATATACTCTAATTGAGTATCTAGATGTTCTGTAATTAATTTCATACTATCCTCTCGGAATCGCTAGACTTGTTAACTTTACGCCAGCATTAGCTGCAAAGATAACTTCATCTTTTTGTTTTCTAATAATGACATGCTCATCCGACATAATAGTAAAACTACCAATGACTGTTCCATTTTGCGCGGTAGCCAACGTAACAAGGTGTGCTGCTGATGTAGTATTAATAATACGTACATTGACACCATCTGATACTGTTGTTGCAGTTCCTGTACCAGTAGGAGCTGCGATCTCTGCGCTAAGTGGTCTAATTTCAGCCATTGTTTATTTTCCCATTAACTTAGTAAAATCTTTAATTGCTTTTTCAGCTTCTTTTTCACTTTTAAAAGTATCTAAATCCTGGCCGTCAATAGACGCAATAAACTTAGATCCCTTCTTTTTAATTTCAGCGGTAAACTTACCTTTGCCTACCTTAAACTTTTTTGTAGCCTCATAAACCGGCGTTGTCTTCGTCCTGAATTCCTGAAATTTCATCATCGATTTCAACGTCCTCTACTTCAACTTCGGTACCTGACATACCTTGAGCGATTGCAATCTTACGATCATCCATCGCCGTATTAATTTTACCTTGCATTAACGCACTAAATGTATTATTAGCATCGTTATTATTTCCTGCATCAAGTGCATTAATTAATTCACTTACATCAGTCATTATGTTCACCTTTCATTTATTTATACAACTTGAGTTTTACACTTCATCTTCTGGTTTATTCATATCATCTTGCTTAATTTGTGCAATGATATCTTCAATCTCTTCGTCAGTCTGCATAAGGATATTTTTACGAATCCATTCTACAGAGTAGTAACGTCCAGCATATTCATCTACTTCTCGAAGAGTTGCGAGACGCTCTCTAATTAGTTCAGCATCTTTTAGCTCTGAGAAATGGTTATCTTTTAAGAAGTCAATACTAATGTCTGACCTGATTGATTCCCACTCTTCTTCTGTAACAACACCTTTAAGAATCAACTGTGTCTTAAGAATATCAATAAACAGTGCTGAGAACTTCTTACGCAGACGATTAATAAACTTCTGGAATTTTAATTCATCCCGAGATATTTCTGTAGATCTACCTAACGAGAACTGATTTTCTTGTTCTAAACGTCCACTCGGTACATTCAATGATTTATACAACTTCTTACGGAAGTATTCAATATCATCAATTTGTCCAAGGTTTTCGCCACCAGGTAGAGTAGAGATCTCTGTGCCTCTTCCGCCTTCACGTCTTGGTAACCAGAAATCTTCAAGCATTGACATATGCTTCTTATCATCTTTCATATCGCCAGTTTCAGCATCGTAAACCATTTTGTTACGGTACTTTGCCATGATGTTACGCAGATATTCTTCTGCTTTACCTTTTGGTAAGTTACCTACATCGATATAAAAGATACGGCGTTCAGGTGCACGTGCAAGACGATAGATTACCAATGAATCTTCCATCATACGAAGTTGGTTAACAGGCTTCAGTGCTTTATGCAAATGTGACAAAATGCGTTTACGACTTGGATCTAATAGTCCAGATGTAACATATGTAATTGCATCTTTTGCAATCTTCAGTCCCTGTGCTTTAGTTCCTAATGAATCGTTTTGGAATATAAAATATTCTGTGGCTCCTGTTATAATTTCAGCGCCAGTCTTAGGATCTTTTTCTTTCTTTAGTTCGCGAACTTTACGGATCTTTGTAGGATCAATTGGTCGTAGCTCAAGCAAACCATTTTTGGGATTCTTTTCGTCAATAATTTTATGGTAGTACAATCGGCCGTCAACATACCAACGTCGGAAAATATCATGACCATACCAGTTCATGTTTAACATGTTTACAACATGTTCGAATTCTTCTGTCATCATTTTTTTAATGCGATCAGGTTGATCTAAATCATCCATGATCAATGAGACAGGCGAAGACTCATCATCAGAAACAATAGCTTCATTAACAATATCTTCTACAGCAGCATCACATTCTGTGTGATATGAAATATCACGATATTTAAGGATAAGCTCTTTTTCTGATTTTGTTTTATCACCATTAATATCGACATACTGTCCATAGTGGCCACCGGCATTAATCACATTGCCGATACCCTCATCTTCATCCATAGGAGCAACGAAGGAAGCACGCGCACGCTCTTGCTTCTCTTGATCCTTTCTTTTTATTTCAAAACCAAAAAAGTCGGCCAATGTAATATCCTCTCATAATAGCAGAGGAGAATAATCCCCTCTGCTTATATTTATAGGTGTTATGAAGTAGTATCTGATTCCCAATATTGAACTTGTAGCTCAACAGTGAACTCTTCGATAACATTTTCTGAATCGTACGATACGTCGATTGCTGCAATGTTAGTCGGGAAAGTCCCACGGAAATCATAACGCTTCACAGTTTCACCTGCTTTGTTTAACTGTTCTACAATCATGTCGGCTTGGTAGTCGACTGGGTTTGTTAGACCAGTATTTGCATTATGCTGATTAATACCATTCATCCAACGTTCGAAAGCACTGCGTGTTTCCATTTGAACATCATTGATGATTGTCACTGACCAAGGTTCAAATGTACGATCGCCTGCAATTTGCAATTGACGTCCACGGAACGGAATAGTAATTGGTGCAATGATCGAAGCAGGAAGCTGAGCAGCTTTACACATGAATGATGCAAGCTCAACATTTGCTCCGGCATAACCAGGAAAGTTAAGTGTGGCTTTAAACAAGTTAGCACGGGCACCGCCACCTGTCAACTTGGATTTAAAGTCATCTACGCCTAAAATAGCCATATTTTATGTCTCCTTACTGACCGATGATCTCAGAGAATTCAACGCCTGTTCGTGTAGCGATAAAATTCAATGTGATAAAGTTAATCGACCTAGCAGGCTTGATATAGATATCAGCCACGAAACGGTTACCATCAATAACAGCGCCAGTATTATTTGTTGTGTCACAAATGACAGCAAAGTCTGTAATACCTCGGCGACCTTTTACATCTCGTAAGAACGGTTCAACTAGGTTGCGGAATTGTGCTCGTGTAAACTCATCGTTGAATTCAAACAATTGGAATTTAGCAGCTGTCGCAACAGCTTTTTCCAATGTGATGAACAACCTACGCACATTGATACGATCAAATGCACTTGGTTTTGATTGAGCAGTCTTATCGCCAAACAATACGATACCTTCACCTGGGAAGCTAACGATTGGGTTGACTCGAGCTTTATATAGATCGTCACGTGCTGCTTTCTTAGGATTAAAAGCAATCTTAGTTACACCAAGGATTTGACCTCGTGTAAAACCAGCAGGTGAGAACCATGCGTCAGCTACATTGTCTGTGTTTGCACATAGACCAGCAACTGCACCTGATGCGACAATCCAACGATATACGTCATTGTATTTATCGTATACATACAACGCTGTTGAATCGATTACAGCGTAAGAAGATGAAGTCAATGCATCAGCCCAGGCTTTTACGTCCGTAGCAGCTGTTGCGTTATTGACTGTTTCTGCAACTGCAGGGGAAACAAACGCTACACAGTCTTTTCGACCTTCAGCGATTGCAATCATATAGTTAGCCATAGTCACATCATCTGCAGCTGCAGTTTCAGGACCAATTAATAGGTTAACATCAATTGTTTCGGCATCATCAAATAAGTCATAGGCTGTTGATAGTTCGCCAACAGTAGCAGCATTATCATCTGTACCACCAGAAAGTGAAACAGAAAGCGCTGTTGAACCTGTAACGAAAGCAGCACCAGCTGCACCATTAATTGTAGAACCGGCATCTGTAAGCGCAGATGCATGTGCTCCCCAACGAACATATGCAGATTGATTATTGATTACGTTTGCGTAGTAATTATCTGTACCGTCATCAGCTTTAGCATTAGATGCTTGAGATACGAATGCAAATGTTTCAAGTACAGTACCAGCTGTACCTGTCCATGCACCATCTTGGTCAACGACCGCAATGTGCATTTCATCTGCTGTATCTCCACTATTATTAGTAGAGAAAGTCGATGTACCAGGAACTGAGTCAAAGCTACCTGCATATGCCCAACCAGCAAAAGCCGTCGCGTCTGCAGGACAAACTGACACTTGCAATGAGTTACCTAATAGTCCAGGAAAACGAGCGATAAATGTGTCTGTAGCACCAGGTGTTACAGTGTCATAATGGTCGTCATTTTTTACTAGAATACCAGTACCAGAAGCAGTAGCGTTTAAGTTACCAGTTGCTGCACGTACTACGCGCAGTGAGTTACCATACTGCAAAAACTGTGCAGCCGGGTAAAAATATTTGTAGGTGTTACCGTCAGGTTTTCCGAACTTATTAACTAATTGTTGTTCTGAGCCTACCGTGGTAATCTCTTCAACCGGGCCCCACTGGAATGCACCAGCGATAGCTCCAATTGACGTAGATACGGCAGGAACAACATTAGTCAAGTCAACTTCTTTAACCTGCACACCAGGTGAGACTTGGAATGCCATGTATTTCCCCTTCATTGAGAATTAATAAGTTTTCATAATACGATGTTTTTCACTACTATTATTTATAAATAATAGGATTTAGAAGAATGTCTCTTTCTGGACGAACCATGTGTCTCCACCTATCCGTTCAGTTTCAGGTTCATCTTCTACACCATCGTCGAATACTCCAAACGGAACTAAGTCATCTTCAATTAACTTTTGCTGCTCTGCATAAAGCATATTTTTCATATCAATATCTGTCATTTCACCGAAGAATGGCGTAACGGCAAACCAGCCAAATAGAACTAGATTCATCATAAGATCATCATGATTATTATCTGATGCTTCATAGGAAGAACCCTTAGAGACAAACGTTGACATTTCTATGATTGTATCTTGGTCAACAATATTAATCTTGTTTTGTTCTACAAGATCTTTAATATTAGAACAACCAATTCGCTTGACTTTACGGGTCATTGTTACACCAATTGAATTGGCTTTAATCATAGATTCAACAAACACATTTTCATATTCTAAATCATAATATAATCCATTACATACAACTGATCCTTGATCATTTGATTCTATAACAACATGAGCATCATTATAAGTCTTAGCGTATTTATATATAATGTCTGGCAGAAGCAATGGTGAGATCATATTATCTCTATATACTGCTACCTGTTGAAATGGTTGTGTAGATACATTTATTATATTAAAAGTTGAATAGTCCATACCTCTACCCTTTGCCACATCGACAAAGCACATATAGTTATGATTCTCTTCTGGTTTAACATATACCTTTACATTATTTTGCGTAAAGATAGGATTCTGTGCCTTTAGCGCAAGTAGTGTATCTCCTGATATCAGAGTATTGCCAGTGCCGTGGAAGGTATTACCAAATTCTTGGTTAAACTGTAACTCTGATGTATTTGCAATTGTTTGTTTCTTCCAGTCCTCATCACGGCCTGGAACATCCCACCAATCAACTCTAAATGGTTTAAATTCATTTGTGCTTTGTACAGCACCTTCCCATAGCTTATGGTAGATATTACCTAAACCATTTGCTGTAGAAGTAATAATTACTTTTGTGGATTTACCTGACGACACAACAGGGTATGTTGAAGTGTAAAACTCTGCGGCATTTTCAACGAAAGCAAATTCGTCGAGGAATAGGAGATTGACAGACATGCCTCGTATGGACGATCCTGAAGTAGCAGCAGCGATGATACGGCTATTATTAGAAAACTCAATGGAACCCTGATTTAATGCTTTACACCAAGGTTGTAGAAAGAACGGTAGGTTCTCAAGCATTAATGTAATACGAGCCAGCATCTCACGTGCAGTTGCACCTTTGTTTGCTAGGATCGCAATAGTCTGTTCTGGATGAAACAGAGCATACCATAGTAAATATCCCACCGATGAGATAGACTTACCTGACTGACGACAGGCAAGCACAATTGAAAATCTGTTATCATTAAAATGATTAAACATCTTTTCTTGATATGGATACAAAGCAAATGGAACGAGCCCATGATCAAGATGCACAACTTTTAGATAAGTTGAAGCAAAATATACCGGATCTCGTAGACACCGGGTATATTCTGTAACCTGATCTTGTGTCCATGATTCCTGTACACCATCTCTTTTAACGTTTGGATTACCTAAGTATCCAAGCTCGTTATTCTTTAGAGTCGCCATCAATTACTTTCATTTTATCTAATAGTTTGCGTTGAAGATCTGAGGTAGATCCAACAAACACGTTATTTTGTGTCATGCCACCAGGTAACATAGGTGAATCTTTGTCTACTTTTTCGACCTCTTTCTTCTTCTTTTGCAATTCCATTAGGCGATCTGCAATCTCTGCATTCTGCTTCATCATATTAGATAGTACTTCAAAGGCTCTAGGATGCTCAGAATCTCGTGCTAGTTCAAGCATAAGTTCTATAGCTTCATCACCTTTCTCAGATAGATTATAATATTTAGACCTAGCATAAGCATAATCATCTTTTATATCAGTCATTAACTAATCCAACCGTCCCAAGACTCGACTAAAGAATCAACATCAGCGGTAATATTTGAAGTTCCGCCGCTTATTACATCATCTTTATTAAATATTCCACTAACACCTCTTGCCGTTAATTTATTATCAGATATACTAATAACAACACCGGTAGCTCCAGAATTATTTCCAGAAATTGTTTCACCAATAGTAAATACATCACCATCCTGAGGCGCAGTAATATTTGACATTGTGATGATTATTCTATCTGGTGTATCTGGCTGAAATAGTGTTTCAACTACGCTATAATAATCTGTTTCTTTAGCGCTAAACGGATTAACAACTGCTGCTTGTCTTTGCATAGGTTTGCTACTAACTGATACATTATTATTATAGTCGATATTAACCGATTTAATGATCCCTTGAGATCCAATTCCTCCATAAAAATTAACCCTAGTTTCAAAATCTAATGTATATATTATAATTCGTCTAGTTGTAAAATCGCCCTCATAATCATCTGCCATAGAGACTGATCCTAGAATGAATGGCTGATCAGATACAAACGAATTATTTACTTCTTTTACAGAAACAGTATATTCTGGTTGAAAGAATGGGAGTATTTGTTCTAATATTTGTAACGCGTCATCTTGGTTTTTAGCCATAATATTTAGCTGAAGACTTAAACTATACGTAACAGGACCAAGTATTGTTTTCTTTTTATCAGGATCAAGCGGATCAGGAATAGTTTGCTTTAATCCCTTTTGTAACTTTGTATTAGTATTATATGCTAAACCTGTTATTTCAAAAGACATACGAGGAAGCTTTAGAGCAATTTTAGGATCATCAAAATCTGATTGTTGATCTAATCTTGCAAGGAATTTTTGTTTAGGTCCATACGCCAATGGAACTTTTATGATATTCCCTGCGCCGCCATCGGTGTTTTTACGCATAACATTAATATCGTTAAACAGTGTTCCAAATACTGCAACAGTTCTACGGATTGCTGCATGATAGAAATGATTACCAAACATCTTTATACTTCTCCAAATGGATTTGATTCTGAGAAGTCAATAATATCATCAGCTTCGTTCTCAAAGTTAAAGTTACGTGCTGCAAGATCTGTAGTAAATGTATTATCCACAGAAGAAGAAATATCATAAACCTTAGTTATGGTTGCGGTAGCACCTGATGTAATCCCCACCAGAGTATTAGATTCAGCAAATGTATGATATAATCCATCAGTAGTTTCTATCTGATTGACTGTCATTTTTACACCATCTATCTGCAATAGTTGTGCAGATATATTAACTTCTTCTATAACAGGAGTAACATCTAATTCAGATGCTTGTACAGATACATACTTAATTCTTTCGCCAATCTCAAATGTGCCTGATACACTTCCAACTTCAAATATTTCTTGATATCCATAATTGTTTTCGATAGCATCAACTTCAGCAATACCTGTATTAAATTCTTCTTCATTGAATTCAAATAGTCGTGCTTGCAATTTAAATACAGGCAAATTACTTAACTGATAAAACGGTTGTTCGTGTTCTACATAACTGATTTCGAAGAATGATTTAGACAGAGGAAGATAAATTAAATCACCTTCACGTGGCCTATTATCATTAATATCTGAGTTCCATACACCTACAAGCTTTTGCCATGAGCGTTTAGCGACAATAAATGTAGCTTCATCACGAATTTCCATACCAAACTTTTGGAATATATTACCTTCACCTTCAAATCCTTCTGTATTCTCAATGAACATCTCGATAGTATTTGCTGTGTTAAATTCTGATTCTATATCTTCACCAAGAAGTGTGTCTCGCTGTACTATTTTGCGAGGCATATAAAAAACATCTTGGCCATACATTTTGATGGACTCAATAATGATGTCCTCAAACATATACTGCTCAGTGTTTACTTTAGGCGAAAAGAATACATTAGTTGGCATGATCTATCCCATATAAAATTCAGGAGGCATTTCGTATTTAAGCTGCATTTCTTCTTCAATGGCGTTAATCTCGGTAACAGCGTCATCGTATAGCTGACGTCCATTAAGAGTTACACCACCCGGAAGCTGCATGCCTTCGAATTTAATAAGGTTTGCACCCCATTGTTGTTTAATTAGAGATGTTGTATATCTCTTAAGAAGCATATCATTATATATCGCTGTATGTGTATCAGGCTCAACTGTGCGATAAGCGTCTACAATAATGTAATCACCTACTGCTACATCTGATTCCCAGTCAACATCAAGATATAAACGATTCATATGACGACTAAAGCGTACCTGTTCTGGTCCGTTTAGCATGAGGTTCATTGTACTGAGATATGACATTGTTTGTGAGTAATTAGCAAGGTTGCCGGTAAATCCCAGGCTGTACATATCGTTAAGATGCATTTGATACTTTGCATCAAACATACTTACGCTTGAATTACTTTCAAACATCGGAAAAATTCGTTGTACTGACAATACCTGATTTGGTAACGAGATATATTCATTTGTTACATCAGTGATTGTGATCTGATGCTTATGATATACTTTGTATATTGCATCAGAATGGTATTCTTGATAAAATTGCAGAGCTTCATCGACACGATCAGATAGCTGATCTTCATCGACGTTAATCTCAAGGACCGGTGCTCCGAGTTTACGGAGACAGTAATCAATGAGTGTCTGTCTTGAGTTTGGAGCGGCCATGTAAAAATAGTCCTACAGATTAGTTTCTATAAGACTATTTATATGTTTTAAAAACTTGGTATTAGAGATTAT